ATGGCGCTGTCTGATGCGTGGTTGCGTTCAGTCGTTGGAAAGGAACGTGATAAGGTTTTGGTAAAATCCGATCGTGATGGTCTGTCTGTCAGAGTATCCCCGAAAGGTCGCGTAGTGTTCCAATATCGTTATCAATGGGCAGGGAAAGGTGAGCGTCTTGATATCGGAACTTACCCGGCAACTGGATTAAAAGAGGCCAGAGAAGAAGTTATCCGTCTCCGTGGTGAACTCGAGTCAAACCGTAATCCACGATTGGTCAAGCAGGCTGAAAAACGAAAAGCTACTGAAGCCATGACGGTAGAGTCTGTGATCCTTGCCTGGTATGAAGCATATTGTGTAAAAAATAAAAAGGGTTCTGAACAGATACTCCGCTCGTTTGAGCTGCACCTGTTCTCTAAAATCGGGAATATCCCTCACGATGCAGCTACATTGCATGATTGGTTAGAAGTCCTGGAGCCTCTTAGCACTAAGACTCCAGCAATAGCAGACCGATTGCTAATTAACGCAAAGCAGGCCCATGTCTGGGCGTATAAGAGAAAGCTTATTGAAACTCGCCCGCTGTCGGACATCACGGGTAAAGATATGGATATCCGTAAAGGTCAGAAGAAACGGTTTCTGACACACGATGAAATTAAAATCCTTTATGCTGCGATCGATGGTTCTCGAATGGTTCCTAAATACCGGGCCTTCATTAAACTATTGCTGCATTTTGGTTGCCGTAGTTCAGAGCTAATTACCGCCCGGGTGGACGATTTTGATTTCATTAATAAAGTATGGACTGTACCACCAGAACGACATAAGACTGGGGAGATAACAGGCGAACCGCTAAAGCGGCCCATTATTGAACCGGTTGAAGAGCTTATAAAGTACGCTATCTCTATGAACAATGGTTCCGATATGCTTTTTACTAAGGAAGGAAGCAGGGAACCCGTTGGTCGGACATCATTGCAGTCGCTGCCTTACAATTTAATGCAGTACGCATGGCGGCGTTTAGGATATCAATTCCCTCATTGGTCTCTTCATGACTTGAGACGTACAGCTCGAACAAATTTTTCTGATCTTACTGCGCCTCATATCGCAGAAATTATGCTCGGTCATAAACTGCCAGGGGTATGGCAAGTTTATGACAAGAGCAATTATCTAGAAGAACAGCGTAAAGCCTACCAAGCGTGGTGGGAGAGGGTTGAATCACTCGTTACTTGTGTCAGTTTAGACTCAAACTGACAATTTGCTTTGATTAATGAGCAGATGAATCTGGTTAAATGTCTTGGCTGTCATTCCAAAGGCTTTCATATCAAAATTCGCTTTCGCTGCCACCATTTTTTCCATCTACTACTTTGTTCAAACTGGTATGCAATTTCTCACATAGTAATACTGATAGTTCAAGTAACTCATTTAGATTATCTTCTGTAATTGTTACTGGATCTCCATTTTTGTCCTTGCCCCCCCGATGGATTAAATGATTTCGAATTATAGTTGCATGTTCAATCTCTGATATAGGCCAGTCACTTTGTACCTTAATACCAAATGTTGATTTATAACGCTTAATAACTTGTTCAGTGCTATGCCAACTAGAATTTATTAAGTGCTCTTTAATTTCTTTTACTAACCGTTCTCTTAATTCTACTATTGACTCATGCTTGAATGCATTTAAAATCAATGACTTACTTGCTTTAAAGTTTCCGGTTCCTGTTTGTATATAATTTATGAAAAAAGAATTATCTTTTTCTATAGAATTGATAAATAGCTCAACATATAACGTTTCTAGGGCAGTGATAATATTTGTGTATAAAATGCCAAGAAAATGAGATTTATCTTTTTCACTAATATTAAGTGTGGAAAGTGAACGTATTTTAGCAATGTTTTCGTAGAAGTTAGTATAAGGTTCTTTTGATGTTGTAACAACATTATATAAATCTTCATCATACCATCCCTCTACGTTACTGGAGTTACCGGACCATTCATAACAAATTTCTTGTAAATCATCGACAATCTCTTGAATATAATCATCTTTTACATAGCCGCCAAATTTTTCTTGAAGCACTTCACTTGCATCATATGGTCCTCCATAAATATAAATATACCCCCCTTCTCGTGACTCATAAGGGCAACTGTTTGCAGGATCTTCATAATTTTCAAGAAACCAACTACGCATTGCTTCTAATTGAATTTCTTTACTATTATATTTCAGAGAGCTAATCGAAATTTTTTTGTTATTGATGAAAAATGTAGCCATTAAAAATTCCTAATTAGAAATAAAAGGTTGATTTATTTCTGCTTCGAGTGATGAATCGAACATTCGACAATGTTAAGCGTAGTTTAATAATTATAGATAAATATCCCCTCCCAAAGGAGGACCATCAAGAGTTACTCCGCTGATATTATCTGTTTGTTCAAAAATATCTCCCCCGAATATCATTTCAAATTCTGATTTAATATCTGCTAAGTATTTTAAAATCGTATTCAACAGTTCACGGAATGTGTCGCAATTCCATTGGATATGAGGAGTTATTTGAGAGAGCACTATAGCTTTAAAGTCATCTAGGCTTTTTGGAACGTTTAAAAATGTTCCTGTTTTTAGTCCTCTCGATATCGACATGTAGTTGAACATCGATAAAATCATTATTGAGCCACCTTCCTGTCTCCTTAAATCATCAAACATCTTTTTATTATGTGGGGTAAGATTCCTATAAGCTCGGTCTCGCTGATGGTTGAATTCTTCAGTGTATAAAAGAACCTTGTCAGCAGCATCACCTATAAGTGGGCAAAAATATCTTTTCCACCAAGCCTCAAAATATCTCTTTTGAAATTCTAGATATGTCATACCAGTGATATTTGTGTTTTGTGTATACTGCTTTGCTCCTTGCTGAAGCCCATGTTTTGAAATAATAAAACCAATGTTAGCCCCAGTTTCATGCATCACCGTAGTGAACGAATGGACTACGCTCTGAGGCACAGAGTTACTCCAGTTTTTACATTCTACTATGTATCTGATTTTATCTACGCTCTTGGGATCTATTGCGAGAACATCCACATTCACCGAACCACGTGGAGTCTCTACATTGGCTTCGACTTCTGCATATAAGCCAACATTGCGGAAGATGCGTTGGACTCCGTTCTGGAGATCTTTCCAATTCGTTGGTAACGGGTCATCGATCACTTCTGTTTTTCCTATACACTGTCACATGACCCATAGAGGCTACTGTATATTACAAAAATCGTCACTCCGGACGGTGCATATTTTAAACTTTGATCTGTTTCTGGCGTAGGGCGTGCAGTCAGATTAGGTTTGCTTTGTGTTATAGAAGCGTCAGTTAACATCTGTGCTACCTACCTTACTCAATAACACCCGCAAACCTATAAATCTTGTGTGATGCCCATTTATTTGGGCAGGATTTTATATCAGGATCTGGAAAATCTGGTCTGTATTTCTGGCCAGTCCTCCTGTTTACGCTGTTCCAACGAAGTACTGTTGATACTGAAACGCCACAGAAGTCGGCGACCTGTTTAGTTGTCATTAAGTTGTTCATTGCTATCCCTCCAGTGGTTGTGCAGTTGAAAGACTCATGCGTATTTGCGTAACTCCGATAACCCGTTAAAGCGTTCCATAAACATCCCGTAGGCATGGCCTGGCGACAGTGGAATAACTTTGAACATCTCTGTTGGCGGGATGCCTTCCAGTACAGGCCAGAAAGAGCCATCATCAAGCCCGAGATCGCGACGTTCGGTTGCCAGCATAATGAGATCGGCATATTTCACTGGCGTGCTCATAACAGGAGGTAACCCGTATTTCTCACGGATTACGGCGTCTATTTTTTCTTCCATCCGTTTATAGTCAGGAAGAAGTCGTTTCAGTGGTGCAGGGATGTCCTGGCAATATGCTTCTGTTGCATCATGCATTAACGCTTCAAAAGCAAATTCCTGCGGCACCAGCTGGCTGCAAAGCACCGCATGTTGGGCGACGCTGTAGAAGTGTGAAAGATGCCCTGCAAAGCGACAGATATTTGAAAGGGAAACCGCGATATCGTTAATCACGATGTCGTCTTTATTTATCTTGTCATAATAAAAATGCTTCCCGGAAAAAGTTTTAATAAATGACATTTTGTTCTCCACGTATATGCGCTGCACCGCGCTGAGTTTGGGTAAAAGGAAGCCATCACCATCCGGTGATTATTGAGTTAATTACGTTTCCATAAATGCCCCCGCAGGGGCATTTGCAGTAATGAAATCAGGCGGTGAAAGTACCAATAAAGGTTTCTACTTTGCTGTCTTTGAATTTCTCAACAAGCAGATCACGAAATTCGTTAGCCATATCTTCCTGCACCGCTTCCAGCTGAATAATGCGCAGAACCAGTACAGGACGATCGCCAGTGATAATGCTGAGGCGTAATTTAAACGGACGTTCTTTCAGACCTTCAAACGGAACGCATTTAAATTCAAATGCCACTGGCATAATGTCTTTGGTCTTCGCTTCGACAGATTCCATCAGGGAGCGTTTGCCGCTGAAGTCATTATCTTCAAAATCAGCGGTCTGGTTTGCTTCAATCGTGATTTTACGGACTGCCGCAGCCGCTTTTGTTGCCTGAATAGCGTCACCATTAGCATCAAAGCCCACAAGGTAGTCGGCCCAGTCTTCAATCCATTCTGCCAGTGACTTCTGGGAGTTACGCTCGCCGTTAACAGACAACAGGGCAGAGAACGGTGCTGTCTTTTTCAGTTTGAGAGTGGCAGTGTTATCTGCGTGACCTGGCTCATCAATGGTACCCAGGTTAAGCACACTGACGGCACGCATATTATCGGCATCGATAAAGCAGCGGGTGCCTTCATCTGCAAGATCTTTAGAATAACGGGTAAAGTCATCGATGCTGGCAGTGGAAAGCGCACCACGGAAACGGAAACGATTTAAATTAAATTTTTCCAGATCATGAATGCGGAAATTCTCAGGCAATGCCACAGCATCGGCACCAATCTTACTGATAATTTCATTAACACCCTGAGCAGAAATAAGGGCATGGATTTGATTAATTGCGGTTGCGTCTAAGTTCTGAGACATAATAAGTCCTCACTATATAAAGATATTCAGTGATGAGATAAATAATCAGTTAATTAAGAACGATATTAATGACCTGCTGCGCGTAGTTTTCCGTCAGGTTCACCGGCAAGAGTCAGTAATTGTCCCTGGTCTTCCTGCAGAATAGTCAGGCGACCACCGCGATTGACATACATCGGCGTTTCGGTGGTGTCTTCTTCGGAAATTTTCCCGCGGTTAGTCGGGCGAACATATGAGAGTTTGTGTTTGATTTTCACACGGTTCTCATCAAATGGTTCGATTTCCAGGTTGAGTGAGACCTTACCTTTGGTTTTCGTGTTCATCACACCGGAAGCGACTTCACTGAGAACTGCGCCGATTTTGGTTTCAAATACGCCGCCGTCCAGCTCCCCGATAAATGCCTGCACATCAGTACTGCGTTCACTAGCCATTTTGCTGCTCCTCATCATATCGACCCTGCAAGGCCGATTAGTTTCTCCACAAAACAGAGAAGAACACCTGCGGTGGCAGCCGCCCGGATGGATTGGGTTATGAGCCCGTCGTCCGGTGATGCTCTTCTCTGTTTTGTAAAAAGGACGGTACCAGCCGGAAGCAAGGGTACAAACTGGTACCGCCAGGACTACACACAGCATAAAGTTGTGGTGCCGGGTGCCTCCCGGTGCCTGGCGAAGGTTGCACACCAGACGGGTGGGTATCCACAGAAGGTCGACTGTCAGCCTCAACCTTAACCCGCGTGCGCTGAGCCGCATTCACCACAACGCTAAGGATTCTCTCTGGTTGAAAATACTTAGCTGTTATGTGCCTGTCTTTTCACCACTTCAGGCTCGGTGGTATCCTTTTAAGCCCGTATACATAAAAGGAAAATCAAATGACTTTTGATGAAAAAGAACTTGATAATGCAATTAATAAAATCATCGTAACGTCGCTCTTTTCCTGTCTCAGCGACACTCAGCAGAAACAGTTCTACGAATCGGCTTTCAACATGATCGAGCGTTGTTGTTTCTGCGATGCCGACTAGTTACCTGAAAAAATCAGGAAACAGTTGGCTGATGCTCTTCGAGTGCGACTTTCTGACCAATTTTCTGAAATGTGCTCTCCGAATTTGGACAAATAGAAAAAGGCCATTTCCATTCAGGGTCTGATGGAAATACTTCAGCCTGTTCCAAAGCACGGCGTAAAGAGAACACAACTCCAGCCATAATCTGATGTTTCCCATTGGCCCAGCTATCGCCGCTCTGATCTACATGGGCGGCTATGTCGTATGACCAAACGACTTCACCACTATTGTTTAAAATCTGGACTTTCATTTCATACACCTGCTTTAACATGAGTGCCTAGTGGCACAACATGACTCAACGAATCATCCTGGACTTCATATGCCCCAGGCGGCTACTTCGTGGGCGTCCTGCCTGTTCGTTATTTTTGATATAAAATCTAACTTAACTTAGTTATTATGGCAAGAGAAAACACCAAACTTTTCTTAGTTCGGTGCCTTAGTTAGAGAAGAGAGGTCTTAGAGTTCGTATTGAACTCCTTTGACTACACCAATGATAAGGCAATTACCATTGATAGGGATGTTGGGATACCGAGGATTTAATGGCACTAAAAACTTTTGAGGGCCATCGATGACTAATTTTTTTACTGTAGCTTCGTTTGTTCCATCAAGTCGAGCGATGACTATTTTTCCATGACGAGGTTCTGCATCTGGATCTACAATCACTGTTGCGCCTTCTGGTATTGTTGGGAGGCCATTAGGGTTAGTCATGGAGTCACCTTTAACCTCTAATGCAAATGAGTTATCACCAATCTTTAATGATGTATCTACCCACTTGTCCACTTCACTAAACACTTCTGCTGCCCTGCACTCAGTAAACTGCCCAGCCTGAACCCACGATATTACAGGAACTCTGCGCATGTTTGTGACGAGTTTGCCTTCAAACTCAGCACCATAAAGAATGTAATCTATTGACGTATTGAAGAACTTCGCTAATTTCGAAAGTGCCTCCCCACCAGGGGTATTGATGTCTTTCTCCCAGTACCCCACAGCAACGTCGCTTACTCCACAAAATTTACCCAATTCTTTCTGGGACGTTCCGGTAACTCTTCTCAGAGCTTTTATACGCTGACCAACCGTTTCCATAGGAGCACCATTTCTTGAATTGCTAAGTAATCTTAGTTTTTATTGACCAAAGATAGATTTGTAATTAGCATCTAATAAAACTTAGTTTGGAGGGCGTATGACAACTGACGATATCGAAAGCTACTTCGGCAGTATTGAGAAAGTTGCTGCTTTTTTCGGCATAACAACTGAAGCCGTTTATCAGTGGCGAAACCGTCCGGGCCAGTTAATTCCAAAAGGACGTGCAGCAGAAGCTGCATATAGAACTTGCGGACGGTTGCCATTTAAACCTGAGCTTTATGAAAAATCTAATGGATAAATCGATTAACAGAAACCACAGAACGATGAGGCTAACCGTGGGTAAGCATCACTGGAAAGTAGAAAAACAGCCTGAGTGGTACGTGAAAGCTGTCAGAAAAACTATCGCAGCGTTGCCGGGTGGTTACGCTGAAGCAGCTGACTGGCTGGATGTAACAGAAAACGCATTATTTAACCGCCTTCGTGCCGATGGCGATCAGATTTTCCCGCTGGGATGGGCAATGATTTTGCAACGTGCTGGTGGAACTCACTTCATTGCTGACGCTGTGGCGCAGTCTGCAAATGGCGTCTTTGTGTCTCTTCCTGACGTCGAGGATGTGGACAACGCCGATATTAACCAGCGCCTGCTGGAAGTCATTGAACAGATTGGCAGTTATTCCAGACAGATTCGTTCGGCAATCGAAGACGGTGTGGTGGAACCGCATGAGAAGACAGCAATTAACGACGAGCTGTATCTCTCAATTTCGAAGCTGCAGGAGCATGCAGCACTGGTCTACAAAATCTTTTGCATTTCAGAAAGTAATGACGCCCGCGAGTGTGCAGCTCCGGGCGCCGTGGCGTGTCGTGACTGTGGAGAAACTAACGCATGAACAGTTTAACAACACACTACCGTCGCTCGCAACTGATTGCGCTTCCTGTACCGGGTGGAAAAGCGAAGGTGGAGTATTGCTATGCAGTTAATGTACCAGGTGACAGGGAAATTGTAACCCACAGCTTTGCTGAGTGGGCTGTGGGTGATTTCAACCGGCAGAAGGAGACAGTCCTTTGCGACAAGTTAACCGCTGGTTCAAAGATCACTACGGAGTGCCCGTCAGAGTCATTCGTTGGGAGCCGGAAACACAACGAGTTATCTACCTCCGCGAAGGCTATGAGCATGAGTGCTTCAGCCCGCTCGAACAGTTTCGTCGTAAATTCAGGGAAGTAGAGGTCGGTCATGAGCACTAAATTAACCGGCTATGTATGGGATGGTTGCGCTGCATCAGGCATGAAATTATCCAGCGTGGCAATTATGGCCCGCCTGGCTGATTTCAGTAATGACGAAGGTGTGTGCTGGCCATCAATTGAAACTATTGCCCGTCAGATTGGCGCGGGGATGAGTACCGTCAGAACGGCTATCGCACGGCTGGAAGCAGAAGGCTGGTTAACGCGTAAGGCGCGTCGCCAGGGTAACCGCAATGCGTCGAATGTTTATCAGCTTAACGTTGCGAAGCTTCAGGCAGCGGCATTTTCTCAACTGTCAGATTATGACCCGTCAAAATCTGACACATCAAAATCTGACCCGTCAAAATTTGATGCGTCGAAATCTGGCAAAAAAGCGGGTTTTCACCCGTCAGAATCTGGCGGGGATCCGTCAGTAAAATCAAAACATGATCCGTCAGATAAAAAAACTTCTCGTCCGGACGCTTCGCAACCGGACACGCAGACGGCTGAACAGGAGTTTTTAACTCGCCATCCTGATGCGGTTGTATTCAGCCCTAAAAAGCGCCAGTGGGGAACGCAGGATGATTTGACCTGCGCACAGTGGCTCTGGAAAAGAATCATCGCCCTGTACGAGCAGGCCGCCGAATGTGACGGCGAGGTGGTTCGTCCCAAAGAACCGAACTGGACAGCCTGGGCAAACGAAATTCGCCTGATGTGTGTGCAGGATGGTCGTACTCACAAACAAATCTGCGAGATGTACAGCCGCGTCAGCCGCGATCCGTTCTGGTGCCGTAACGTGCTCAGCCCGTCGAAGCTGCGGGAAAAATGGGATGAGCTTTCCCTGCGCTTATCGCCGTCCGTCAGCACGTACACAGAAAAACGCGAAGACCCGTACTTCAAAGCCAGTTACGACAATGTGGACTACAGCCAGATCCCGGCAGGATTCAGGGGGTGAGCATGAGTCTTTTGAATGAAGTTCAGAAATTCATTGAAGCCCATCCGGGCTGTACTTCCGGAGACATTGCGGATGCTTTTGCAGATTACTCACGGCAGCGCGTTCTGCAGTCAGCAAGCAAGTTACGTCAGAGTGGGAGTGTGGCTCACCGTTGTGAAGGAGATACACGCAGACATTTCCCGCGCCTGACTGAGAGAGCGCAGGGGCCGGAGCCACAACCAGTTCGTGAAACCAGATCTGTGCGCAATTTCTATGTCGGCACTAACGATCCACGGGTGATTTTGTGCCTGACCCGCCAGGCTGAAGAACTGGAGTCCAGGGGCTTATACCGTCGTGCTGCAACGGTGTGGATGGCGGCATTCCGAGAAAGCCACTCCCAGCCAGAACGAAACAATTTTCTGGCTCGTCGTGAGCAGTGCTTACGGAAAAGCAGCAAGCGTGCTGCATCGGGTGAAGAGTGGTATCTGTCAGGGAATTACGTGGGGGCTTAATGACGACGTTAACTCAATGCCAGCAGCAGGTGCTGGATATGCTGATTTCTTATCAGAAAGAACGTGGTTTCCCGCCAACCAATCAGGAGGTGGCAACCATGCTGGGATACCGTTCGGTGAATGCAGCGGTGGAGCATCTTCGCGCACTGGAGAAAAAAGGCGTCATCACGATAAAGCGTGGCGTGGCCCGGGGTATCACGCTTCATACCACAGTGAAGGATGACGACAGTGAGGCAGCCGGGATTATCCGCGCACTGCTTGCCGGTGAGGAAAACGCCAGACTGCGTGCAGTCCACTGGTTACATGAGAGGGGCCTGAAAGTATGAAGCTGATCCTGCCTTTTCCGCCCAGCGTGAACACGTACTGGCGACACCCCAACAAAGGGGCGTTTGCTGGTAAGAGCCTGATAAGCGCGGCGGGGCGAAAATTCCAGAGCGCGGCGTGTGCAGCAATAGTTGAGCAGTTACGTCGTCTGCCAAAACCAACGTCGGCACCTGCTTCAGTGGAGATCGTGTTGTTTCCTCCGGATAACCGGATCCGCGATCTGGACAACTATAACAAGGCGCTGTTTGACGCCCTGACCCACGCGGGGGTGTGGGAAGACGACAGTCAGGTGAAAAGAATGCTGGTGGAGTGGGGACCGGTTATCCCGGAAGGGAAGGTCGAGATCACTATCAGTAAGTACGAGAAAACGGCGGGTGCAGCCGCCTGATTAAGAGGAGAAACGAAGTATGAATAATCTGATGGTCATTGATGGTATTGAAGTTCGTCGTGATGCTTATGGGCGTTACAGCCTGAACGATCTGCATCGCGCAGCAGTAGCATCTGGTGCAAATGCCAGAACCAAGGAGCCGGGAAAGTTTCTTTCCAGCCAACAGATTACTGAGCTGGTTCAGGAATTGATCGATACCCAAAATCTGGGTGTCGGTTCATTCAATGAAACTACCCAAAATTTGGGTAGTAAACCTGTCAGTAAAATAGAAGGGCGGAATGGCGGAACATATGTCTGTAAGGACCTGGTGTATGCCTATGCAATGTGGATCAGCCCGTCATTCCATCTGAAGGTGATCCGCACTTTCGACATGGTAACCAGCGCACCGGAAAAATTATCCTGGCAGGCTGCTGACAAGATGCAGGCTGGCGTGATTCTGCTGGACTTTATGCGCCGGGAGTTAAATCTGTCTAACTCATCAGTGCTTGGTGCCTGTCAGAAACTTCAGGAGGCTGTTGGCTTACCGAATCTGGCACCGCGCTATGCCATTGATGCTCCTGCTGATGCACACGATGGCTCAAGTCGTCCTACACTGTCACTGAGTGCACTGCTGAAACAGTATGGTATCCGCCTGACGGCTAATCAGGCATATCACCAGATGGCGAAGCTGGGGATCGTTGAACAACGCGAACGATACAGCCGTACCGCGATTAACAACATCAAAAAATTCTGGTCGCTGACAGCGAAAGGTTGCATGTTTGGCAAGAACATCACCAGTCCCGCAAATCCGCGCGAGACGCAGCCGCATTTCTTCGAATCCCGATTCCCTGAGCTGTTAAAGCTGCTCGATACCGTTCATTGAGGTGACCGTGAGAGCACTACTGACCCCTGAAATTGCCCCGCGTATGGGGATCGTATTGTTCAGACCAGGTTCAGAGCTGATGCCCCTGTTTATGCAGGGGCGTGTCCTGCTGGAGCCTGAGCCGGAACGTTATTCATCTTTCGCCAGTGGTGCTGTTCCGGCGGCATCACAACCGCTGGCGGATGATCCTGCCGTTCGGGCCGTGTTCCGCAATGAGGCAGTGATCCGTCGTGCTGGTGGCGTGGAATGTCTTGAAAGCTGGTTACTTCGTGAAAAAGGCTGCCAGTGGCCTCATTCCGACTGGCACAGCGAGAACATGACCACAATGCGTCACGCGCCGGGCGCAATCCGTCTGTGCTGGCACTGCGATAACCAGCTGCGCGATCAGTTCACGGAACGGCTGGAATCAATGGCAACGGATAACTGTGCCCGCTGGGTGTTGTCTGTCGTGCGTCGGGATCTCGGTTTTGATGACAGTCACGTTGTGACAATGCCGGAACTGTGCTGGTGGCTGGTTCGTAATGATCTGGCGGATGCCTTACCTGAAAGTGCAGCCCGTAAGGCACTGAGATTACCGAAGCCTGTTGTGCCGTCTGTCACCCGGGAGAGTGACCTTGTTCCTTCGGTTCCGGCCACCAGCATCATCCAGAATAAAGCGAAAAAGGTGCTGGCGCTGAAAGTGGATCCGGAGTCGCCGGAGTCTTTTATGTTACGCCCAAAACGTCGCCGCTGGGTTAATGAAAAGTACACGCGCTGGGTTAAGACACAGCCGTGTGCATGTTGTGGAAAGCCCGCTGATGATCCCCACCACCTGATAGGTCACGGTCAGGGTGGAATGGGAACAAAAGCGCATGACCTTTTTGTGTTGCCTTTGTGCAGAAAGCATCACGACGAGCTGCATGCGGATACCGTGGCATTTGAAGAGAAGTATGGCTCCCAGCTGGAGCTGATATTTCGTTTTATCGATCGTGCGCTGGCAATTGGCGTGCTGGCCTGATTTTGTGGAGAAAGCTGATGCGTGATATGTATGAAGTATTGGACCGCTGGGGAGCATGGGCTGCAGCAGAAAATAGTGGTGTGGACTGGCAGCCGATAGCGGCTGGTTTCAAGGGACTTTTACCACACGGTAAAAAGTCACGTCTCCAGTGTGATGATGATGAAGGCATCATGATAGACGGTTGTGTGGCTCGGTTGCGAAAGTATAAACCAGAGGAATATGAGCTGATCATAGCTCACTTTGTTATTGGTATCTCATTACGCACTATTGCCAAGAAGAGAAGATGTTCAGATGGCACAATTAGGAAGGAATTGCAGACTGCCATGGGGTTTATCAGCGGTGTAATAATAACTATAAACCCCATTATGGTAGTTAATTAATGTGAATCCTATCACCAAGATAGTATAGTCCAAAAAATGTTGAAACAAGCATTTGCCATGTAAGGAATAAAAAGATAATGATATAGCACCAGTTTGCTATATCATTATTCAGTATGTTTATTAGTGGTGTGATAAAAGCGTTGAAAATCACTATGCATATGCTGAGGGCAGTTAAAAATGAAAATAACATGCACAGAAATAATCTTCTGGTAAGTTTCTCTTGAGTGTCAACAATTCTACCATTTTCTTTTGTTCGTGTAATTTTAATAAAAGGCGTGCCATTAGTTCCTATCAGAGGGTAGTCAATTTGTTCTCTGTTGAAAGTGGCTATTGCTGCAAGAGCTGCTATATAAAAACCTGGCAGATTTGATACAAATCCAGATATAGACTTAATAAAGCCGCCATCTTTTAGTAGGTCTGATGTGGGTATTTTAAATAAATAAAAGTAAAAAAAAGAAATCACAGCAAGCCCTGCAGGTGCATAAAAATCGTATGCGCACTTACCACTAATTCCCTTAATAAAAAGGTAACCAAACGGTCTAAATAAATGTGAAAATATACTAATCATATTAGCCTCACATGACCTCGATAATCTTATTCACAAACTCCATGTTAATACTATCATAAGAATCCTTTAAGCGCGAAGAAAAACCATTTATTACACTCTTTTTGATAAATGTTTTTTCCAGCCCATCGAGCCTTACATTTGAAGTTTGAAGGTCAACTTGTCTTGTGAATCCTGTCTCTGGCTCTTTGAATTTTATTTTTATTAAGTCATAACCTCCATTTTTATCTTCTTTAAAGAAGTTTGAGACAGATTTTATCCATCCAAGGACATTGTTGGGGCCATGGTTTGGTACTAAGCGTAAAGTACTTTCTTTAGGAATAATAGCCGCGTTAACATCTGGCGCATTAATAGTTCTGTATTCATTCTTTACCAAAACGACATCAGAAAGTCCTTCTTTATTTATTTTATTGAACAAATCTTCATCTAACTTTCCAGATATATCAAAGACTGGCTTGTATAATACTTTTATTTTTTCTTTGTTAAACTTGATACTTCATTTGTTAAAGTGTTACATGAAAAGATATCTTCATTATCTTTGGCTACGTTAAAGAGAACTTTATTCAGGAAACCATTTATTTTTGCTGTGGAAACTCCTGGTATTGGCATAAAACTCATGTCATAGGTTCGCATATTTCCGTCTAGAGAAATAATCATATGAGAAGAAACTTCGTAACCTTCACCTTCCTCATGTTTTGGTGATATTTCGGTACGAACATCTGTATTAATGTTTTTTAACACAGTAGTGCTTCCATTTTTATCTACAGCATTAATTAAAAGACCAAGATGGCTGGGTTTTTTATCGGCTCTGTTTGATAAGAAGATTACATCTTGCAAAGTTAAAACTAAGTCTCCTTTTTCATAACTGTGCATCATTGCTTTACAACGTACTATTTTAGAAGCAAGTTCACGCATTGTTGGTACCGGGCAAACACAGTTCGATCTGATGCTATCATCAATTTTCTGTGTACGGTATTGTGTATCGATCGTAATAGTATGATGAGTTATTACTCTACTGAATGCGTCCAGTGTAGCCATTTCAAAATATCCGCTTCTTTGCTGTTTTTATATGGAGAAAGTTTACATAACCACTAACGCGTACGCAAAAACTATTGTATCGTGTTAAGAGTGGTTACTTCGCCACACAACTTAAACCAGCCGCTGAGCGGTTTTTTGTACCTGTAAACTTGGTGCAGTACAGTAAACACGCTGGTGGTCGTGAATACTGACTTTTTATCTTGCTGGCTTTTTAGACAAGAGTTATTGGTATGTCATGTTAACCAGAAGGGAAAAAGACATGCTAAAACAGCAAGATATGACAGAAACCGCCGCCGCAGTCCTTCATTTCTTACCTGCTGACAAGTGGGTAACGCCATGCATGATGACGAGAACTACCGGAGTAAGCGAAGCCCGGTGCCAGTTAATACTGACTCAGTTAGTTCTGGCGGGTCTGGCGAAGGATAACGGCGGGTACGGGAATAAATTCAGACGCTGCCAGTAATGGCGGTTTCCTGCTGTGAAAATGGGCGGCTGGTGGGTGTTGGTAGCACCTGCCAGCCATTCGCTCATGCTTACTGGTCACAAGCGAACCACGGCCCACTGCTTTAGCGCAAAAGCAGAGTGAGCCTACCAGAGTTACGCTTACTGATCCATGAAAAATACTGTAAAAATAAACAGTGTTGATTTAATCAACGCTGATTGCCTGCATTTTATTCAGTCCCTGCCTGATGATTCCATTGACCTGATAGTTACCGATCCGCCGTACTTCAAAGTGAAGCCCAACGGTTGGGACAATCAGTGGAAAGGGGACGAAGATTACCTGAAGTGGCTGGACCTCTGTCTGGCCCAGTTCTGGCGGGTACTGAAACCTGCCGGAAGCCTTTACCTGTTCTGTGGACATCGCCTCGCATCTGATATCGAGATCATGATGCGTGAACGTTTCAACGTGCTTAACCATATCATCTGGGCGAAGCCGTCCGGACGATGGAACGGGTGTAATAAAGAAAGCCTGCGGGCATATTTCCCCGCTACAGAGCGCGTTCTGTTTGCTGAACATTACCAGGGGCCATATCGCGGCAAAAGTGACGTCTATGCGGAAAAAGAAAGGGAACTCAAACAGCACATAATGGCACCGCTGATATCGTATTTCAGGGATGCTCGTGCCGAACTGGGTATAACGGCAAAACAGATTGCCGAAGCCACAGGAAAGAAAAACATGGTGTCGCACTGGTTCAGTGCCAGTCAGTGGCAGCTGCCGAACGAAAGCGATTATCTGAAATTACAGGCGCTGTTTGCCCGGGTGGCAGAAGAGAAGCATCAGCGGGGTGAACTGGAAAAGCCCCACCACCAGCTGCTGGAGACGTATACTTCACTGAACCGGCAGTATGCGGAACTGCAGAGTGAATATAAGCATCTGCGGCGGTATTTTGGCGTGACGGCGCAGGTGCCGTACACGGATGTGTGGACGCATAAACCGGTGCAGTACTATCCCGGGAAACATCCGTGCGAAAAACCGGCAGAAATGCTGCAGCAGATAATCAGCGCGAGCAGTCGTCCTGGTGACATGGTGGCGGATTTCTTCATGGGTTCTGGCTCAACCATAAAGGCGGCTATGGCGCTCGGGCGTCGTGCAACTGGTGTTGAACTGGAATCAGAACGTTTTGCTCAGACTGTCAGGGAGATTCGTGAGAGCCTGACATGA